GTTTCTTATGAACTCCGAATACCTGTTAAGTTCTCTTTGGGCTGCCTGACTTTTCTTTGTCATGTCATTTAACTGCTGTGTTTGCAGTTTGAAATCATTAGTCATTGTATCTAATGCTTCTTGTTGGGTAGCGATTGCTCCCTCTAAAGCAATATTATTTGCTTTGAGTGTAACATTTTCTTGATATAACCAATATCCACCCAAACCTAAAATCAAAATGATTCCTATTAAAAACTGATTCATAATTGCTCTATCCTGTAATTAAGTCCATCTGCTCCACGAATCTCTACTAATTCATCATCATCAGTTATGAACTTTAAATACTTCTCCTGTTTCTTATGAAACTTCTTGACGATAAACTCTCTATCGTCTGCGTCTCCCCAAGTCTGATTATAACTTACTAACAGTCTATAACGAGGGAAGAGATAATACTTAATACTTAAGTATGTATCTATGATGAATTGTTTTACAACTCCCCATAGTTTTATAAAAAATTGTTTTACTCTTTCCATTCCTTTCCCATGAAAAGATTTGCTTCTGCTTGTCGTCTACGAGTAAGTCCTTCTAGGACTTTACCACCTGCTTTGTTCCATCTCATCATCTGTGCAGGTACTTCTTCATACTGACCAGCGTTTAATACTTTTAACATTGTAGACGCATTTAGGTTTCCTCCACCTAAATTATATACCCAACTTACTAGGGCATCGAACTGGTCTTGATTGATTGGTGCTGTTACGCTGTTGTTGACATAACCTTCATACTCTTCCATTTCTACTTCAAGCATGTGGTTTGCGTGTGACTCACTCCATTCATCTCCTGGCTGTACATCTTTGGTATGTCCATAACCTATTGTCCATACACCAGCAGGGCACTTGTATGCGTTTAGCACACAGCCTTCGAAGTGTTTAATTAATTCTAATCCATTGTTTGAAATCTTCATCTGTTTCTCCTGAAAGAAGTGAGGGAGCATTGCACTCCCACACCCCAACATAGTATATAGTCTATATAATAGGTTCAAGTGCCAAAAATATAAACCCTCCACAAAGGCATAGCATCGTTATAGATACTATGTTGTCGAGGTCATGCTGTCTGAACTCTACTTTATTAACTGTCATACTTTGTCTTATTTTTCTAACCATCTCGGTCATTATTCAATCTCCAATGTTTTCCTCTTAGAGTTTGGAGTTCTAGACAAAGCAATTGTTAATAGTCCATCTTGTAGATTTACTGTATCTACTTGTAAGTCGCCATTAAGAATAAATCTTCGTTCAAAAGACTTTAGACTTAATCCTTGATGAACAAACTGCTCATCTCCGACTAGTTTCTGTTCTTTTTTACCCTTTAACTGAAGTTCTTCGCCATCTATGATGACCTCCAGTTCATTTTTCTTCCAACCTGGCAGTGCAATCTCAATACGATAATTGCCACCACTTTCGATTATGTTGTATCTCGGATAACTACTCTCTGTATAGTGTGGCAGAAAGTCTCTATCCATACCAAGCCAAAATTTACTAATATCAATCGTCATTTTTTATTTCCTCCAAATTACTCTTTACGATATAATTATACTTTGCCTTTCGGTCAAAGCGCTTTAATAAGTTTTATTACTTATTTGATTATATTATAACAAATTTGGAGGATAAAGTCAAGAACTATTTTCAATCATCTAGTTCTATAATGCCTTTTTCCTGTAAATAATCGATGGTATGTGATATGCCAAGATGTCTACCTGCTTGGTAACTCATACTTACGGCAATAATCAAAAAAATTAAATATGCTAAATCGTTTTCGCTCATGCTATTTTCCTATATGTTTTATATCTTCCTTAGGGATAACTTGGTAAGCGCCTTTGTTATACGCAGGTGCTACCGTGTATTTCTTTGATGCTTCTACTTTCCAACTGTTATCTACTGGTGGTTTATACTTACCAATAGGGGCAGAAGGTATTTTCGAAGTCTTACTTTGCTTGGAGACGGATACGGGATTCGAACCCGTGTTGCCACCGTGAAAGGGTGGTGTCCTGAGCCGACTAGACGAATCCGTCTTTCTTTTTCTTTTTATCTTGCGACCGTATTGGTCATAATTTAAACTACCTTTAATAATCATACATATATTATAGCAAAATTTTTACCATCTGTCAAGAACTATTTAACACTACCTAAAAATAGTTCTTGACATCAGGTGAAAAATCGGATATAATATACATTATGAAAAAATTATTAATAAAAACAGGACTTTGGGTTTATGAATGTTGGTGTCTAGTTATGGACGCCAGATATAATCCATTAAAATATATACCTAATCCAAGTTTACAAACTTACTTTATGTTAGTTTTATTTACTATGTGGTCTGTATACTTTGGCTTCTTTGCCACTTACTACATGGGTTGGTTAGGTTATAACACTATTACTAGTTTAATCGTACACTTCGCAGTTCTAATACCACTTGCCATGACTTACGCAATCTTTGAAGATGCAAAGAGAGATGGGGCAAACTGGTTACACAATGCGTATGAAGATAGAAGAAAAAGCAAACTGTTTCCAAGAAAACCAAACAATGTCAAATGGGATTTAGATAAAGAGGCATGAAGTTATACATCATAACAATACTAGTAGCAATGGTTTCACTCTTAGCATGGACATATTCAAACTTAGAATATAAAGGTTACGCAAGAGTGCATGGTTGCACAGGCGAGTGTTACCAGAAGTATGTAGCAGAGTTTGGAACTCCAGCAGAAATAGAAATGAGAAAACAAGCAGTGAACGCCACTGATGAATTCTCGTCTATTCGTGGATTATGGGCAGGTTGTGCTGCATGTCACGGACAACAAGGTGAAGGCATAGCAACATTCCCTAAATTAGCAGGACAGACTAAGGACTATATAACTGACCGACTAACTACTTACAAAAATAGAGGTCAAGTTGGAACTATGTCTAGCACTATGTGGGCACAAGCAGGTATGCTTACCGAACAAGAAATACAACTAATAGGAGAATTTATTGAGAAAGAACTATAAACATTGGTCAGACGCACAACTTCGATACTTGAAGAAATACTATAATCGTATTCCTATCGAAGACATCGCCGAACAGGTAGAAAAAACTCCTGCGAATATTCGTTCAAAAGTGTACTACATGAGAAAACGGGGGTGGACTTTCCATAATGCCTAGTATCGAATGTAGAACAATGCCGTTTGAAAAAGCACTTCGTATCTTTCGAAAGAAATGCGAGAAAGCGAATGTGGTCGGAGAAGTAAGAGAACGACAATACTATGAGAAACCGACTTCCAAAAGGAAAAGAAAAAAGTCCATAGCAGTTAGGAAACAAAAAAAGTTGCACAATGAAATGATGCTTCCAACACAAAGACGACCTGCATGGCAAACACCGAAGGTCAAAAGCAAGCGTCGGAGATAAGACTACGACAAAATCAATCACCTACTCAAGTTCAGAAAAAATTTTATTATTTTCGACATGAGTTCCAACCCACAAAACCATACTGGTCAGAAAAATATTCCTTGCATTATGATAAAAAGTATGATAAAATATATACATAAATTTTGATAGCAATCAAAACAAATCACCGACTAAACTCGCTTTCCTTAATTTGGGAATCGACTGCTAGGAGCCTAAAGCGACGACGCAGGAGTCCCTAACCAAAGGAAAGATTAGAGTTTTAATTGTGTTAACATAATCAATATGTTGAAAGTCAAATAAAGACTTTAATTCTAAACACAACTAATATCCTCAATAACCAACTGAACTACAAATCCCTCTCAAATTACTGGAACTTCCTCCAATTCAAATTAAGTCATAAAATAAAAAACCCCACATAAAGTGAGGTAATTTATACGAGAGAGGTGAAAAGTTATCTCAATTTCTTCTCATTAGCAATAATTTTATCGATGTCTTCTTCACTTAGGACTCTTACTAATTGAATGGGTAGTCGTATTCTTGTTGTTCCCAAGTCTAATCTAGCAACCATTCCTCTTGCATCTTCAGCGATTCCTAACATCTTAGCATACTTACCATGCTCACTTATTATCTTTAGTGTCTTTTCGCTCTCTACTATTCTGCAAAATCTCATACAACTCTCCTGATTTTCCTATCCACTCGGGTGTTTCTATCCACATATAATATCTACTACTAGAATGTTTAATACTAGTTATCACACCCACTGGGGTTTTCATTCCTACATAATAATGAAAGTAATACAAAGGTTTTGGTTTATCAAATTTAGGTCTAATTAACGATTGCATTTACTTTCTCCTCTAGTTTTTTAAGAGCCAACTTTGGACTTTTTTCTAACCCCGCTAGGGCTGTGACATCTAATTCTAACTTGTCTGCTATGTTCTCCACTAGTTCTCTCTTAGTTATAGGTTTCTCTCCTGTTTTTGTTAAGTATTCGGTTTTCTTGTAGACTCCTTCCCTACTTAACTTACCA